GTTATTTCTCGCTGGTTGAGTACAACAAGTGTTCATGTCTATGTAGTGTGAATTGGAGTCTGCGGTAGCCTAGGGCTACGGGGTCTTTGATTCCCTATCTGTGGTGTGATATGCTCGGTCATATAGTTATGCGATGTGATCTATTGTGATAGGATCTGAATCCTGAACGGCGCCTAACTAGAATTAGGTTCAGGGGATGGGGGGGTCAAACGAGTTGATCGAACCCCCCAATAAGGGGGTGGGGGACTTTGTCCCCCTACCCTTTAGTCTAGCTGCAGCTAGATTTGTATTTGTAACAATGTATTATGCAGTGTGTAAGTGTGTATTGTTTGTATTAATATGCATAGTGTGTGTTGTTTTGTATGAGTGCGCTAGTAAATAACAGTTTGAATGTTCTTGGCAAAATGGGTGTCGCGGTGAGTTGTTGTTAATTCAACAGCTCTGAAGTAGGTTGTGGTTCGAAGCCAATGGTTTTTCCTACTTGGGTTTGTGTGCGCGGAGCACCTCCAATACAAGATCGCAAGAAAACGCTGTCTTGGCCCCCTCAGTACCCTTGAGAAAGGTATTGCTATTCCCATGTTTTCCCCAAGTTCACATTTTTATGACCGATTTACTATTTCTTTAATATTTTTTTATTGTTAGCCCCCCCTCTGGGTGTGAGGGGTTATTAACTATTTCTTCAGCAAAACAGCAGAAAATAGACCAGGGCGATCTCAAACAATTTATTATTAAATCCCCAATTCAGTTTTATTGTTCATTCTGCGACAAGCAAGTTTACACAAATATTCAACGATTAAATAACCCTTGGAGAGGTAGTGACGGGAAGGTTCCCGTGCGATGTTGTAATTTGTGTAGCGAAATATTAGCAGTTGTCAATGTTGGATTGAGAGGTGGGAGTGGTCGAGCAAGACTACGTACATTCTTCGATCTTGTGCAAGAACAAGAAGAAAAGAAACTTAAGAAATATATGGATAATATTATCTTTATCGAAGATCCTACAGAGGAGAAAAAGACTAATGTAGCAGAGTTGTGTGCTAGGTTAGAGGGTAGACACCCTGTGGTTACTGCTCCCAAGTTGGTAGCCACTCGATCTAGAGTTCAGAATGTAGTGAATATTCTAGAGGAAAAAAAAATAAGAGTTGACGATGTCCCTGAAAGGAATCGACCAGCTTTTGTTCCTATTCCACAAATAGAGCCGGATCGAGCTCCTATTGATGTGGTTGGGTTGAAT